CCCCAATCGAAACCGCTGCGCGATCGGCTTCGACCTCGAAGGTAAGGAACGGAATCCTGTTGCCGAACTCCGCCAGCTGCAGGTTCTCGAACACCGCGAACGCAAGACCGCGATAGGCGGGCGTGGATTCCAGCCCCTCGATTGACGCGATTAACGGATCGACCGGTTGGTCTTTCGAGCCGTCGTAAAGTCGAAACTCGGTGCCGACAGTGAACTCGCCCTCGGCCGTGCGAATGAGCTTGCCGTCCGCCCAGATGCGTCGAACATTGCTGATGCGCCGTGATGACACTGCCACCGCGAAGCTCACGGAATAGCTGTACGTGACAGTGTCCGGCTGGCCTTTGGCCGCTTCGGTCTGGCTGCTTTCCACAAGGTCAGTGGACCAGATGATGCTTCCGGCGACACGCATCGTTCCGAAGACCCGCGGGACAGGTGTGCCATAGCTTGACGCCTGGACTGCCAGATCCCCGAGCCGCGGGCCGCGCCGTGGGCCGGGTCCGAAGATCTGCTGATCGATGCCTTGCCCCAGAAGGCTTCCGATCGCCCCACCGACGGGCCCGCCAAGCACCGTTCCGACGGTGCTCAGCACCAAAGTAGCCATGGATTAGTTCTTTCGGTCTTGAATTACTGGACGGCGGAAAGCGCGGGCGATCGGCCAGCACGGAGAACCCGGCGTCTCGACGACGCGCCGCAGGCGCGCATCAGCGTGAATGAAGCTGTCTGCGCAGCGGATCGCCAGGTGCATCTGCTCCTGCGAAACCTCGCAGAGCAGCAGGTCGCCACTTTCGATTTCGCGGACGGGCTGGAACCATTGCTTGAGCCCGGCTTCGATCGGCTGCCGATGCAGACCGCGCATGCGGTAATCTCGGCGCACCGCATCTGCCGGAATGCCGAAGACGCAAAGCGCGAGCCCGATGCAATCCAGCCCGATGCGCGGGTCTCTTCCCTGCGGTCTAAAGGGCGTTCCCACAAGCGCTCGGGCCCGCCGGATGACATGATCGCCAGGATTCATGCGCCGGGGTAGCGAGTCAGCAGGTCCGTGCCCGGAAGGTACGGCTCGCCGCGGAAGTTTACGCCATTCTGATAGCGGCTGACGCACGTCTCGAAGCGCTTGTCGCAGCCCTCGCGAAGCTGGACGACGGTGCCGGGCTCTACCGCCGCTCGAGGCCGGTCGCGGAGCGAAAGTTCGGCCCCGCTCACAGCGAGGACAGCCGTGGAAAGGCCGCAATTGCCGCCGGTCAGGTAACGCAGCCGCCCGAAGAGGAACCGGTCGTCAATCGAACGATCGATCTGCAGCACATTGTCCTGGCACGAGGTCACGGTCGCGCGCACCGTTCTCCCGGCCAGATCCAGGCGGCATTGCTTGTCGCCAAAGGCGGCGCGGCATTCCGGGGATGTACTGGGGCAAGCAGGCCTCGCGAGCTTCGCGGCTGCGCCGCGCAATTCAGCCGAGAACCCGTCGGCCTCAATTGAGACTTCGCCAAGTTCGCCGCCCAGGAGCGCGATGGGGCCCGTTTCCGGATCGGTCCAGTCGACGGCGAACAGGGCAATACCGGCGCCGTTCCATCGGCCGAGCGCGAGATCGCTTTCGCTCAATGCGTCAACGCTGATTGCACCTGCGACTTCACCGGAATCCGGTTCGAGGCCGAGGCTGCGGGTGATTGCTGCCGGTGTCACGCCCGGCGCGGATCGATAGGCGATCCCATCCTGGACGATCTCGCGATCGCTGCTGGTCAGGCCTAACCCCGCGCCGTCACAGCGTTCCAATCGCCAGCAGAAGGCGAGCGAAGTCAGCGGTCCGGCCGCTATCGAGCTCATCACGCTTCCCGGATTTCAATTAGCGGCACGCTCGGCGCTTCGCCGGCCAGGAATGTCGATCGGTTGATGTCCAGGCGGTCCTCGGCAAACCGCACCGGAACATCGAACAGGAACCCCGCCGCGATCGCAGCTCCGGCCGGCGGCGGCGAGTCGAATACGACCTCGCCCTGGGCCTGAAGTGTCCATCCCGTCACCTGCTCCGCGCCGTTGATCGCAGTTCGCACGGAGCCCGCGACCGGCCGGGTGATCCGCCTCTTCTCTCCGCCGGAATAGCTCTTCGTGAGCAGGAACCGTGCCGTTGCTCCATCGCCGGTCCCGATCTGCTGGTCCGCAGCCGTTGGCGAACCGCTCATTCCGTTCGAGCTGAAGTCGTAAGGATCGCGAAAGCGGAACCCGATCGCCGCACCCCTGCGGGCGCGGAAGAAGGCCAGGAGCGTTTCGACTTCATCGTCCCCGCGAACGCCAGGGCCTGCGTCGAATCGCAGTCTCGCCTGCTGCCAGTTGGAGTTTCGATATTCATTCCCGCTCGCGCTTGTCAGGATGTTGGTCGAGAATGCTGGCGAGACGCTTGCCTCCGCGCCGATTTCGATAGGAAAACTTAGATCGTCGAACGGGATCACCTCTGTTTCTCCAAATATGGTGAGGCCGTCGCGCACGACCTGCGGAAGCGCCCATAGAAACGCTTGGGCGACGCCGCGTCGCTGCGCTTCGAGCGCGGCTGAAATGATCTCGCGCCAGCTTTGGCGCTCATCGGGACTCGCCACGAACCCCGACAGGTAATGCTGGTCGCCCGCTGCGTAGCCGAGGCGCGTCTCGACCTCGACATAGGCCGCCTCGCGCTGGCTGACGCGGCCGGCGGTCACCCACTCGTAATCCTCGAGCTGGAGGACATCGAAGGCCGGCTTCGCCCAGCCGACGGGCAGGTTCGCTCGCTTGAGCTCCGGTGCGCCCGGATCGAGAATAGTCGGCAGATAGGCCAGCAAAAGCACCGTCGCGCCCGGGACTGCGGCCTTCACCGAGTCGCGAATCCTTGCCGTTGATTCCACGAGCAGCGCGCCCGCTTCGTCGAGAAGCGCAACCTGCTCCGCCGACATTGCGGCATGCACATCCGCGATATCGACCGGATTGCCTCCGAGCGCTGCTTTTGCCGCTTCGTCGTAAAGGCAAAGCGCGCCACCCGGAGTAACCCACCACCATGGCTCCCCGATCTGGACCTGCGGCTGCAGCCCGAACTCGACGGAGATTTGCGCCAGCGCGACAGCTACCCGGCTCAGAAAATCGATTGCGTCCGCGTTTGCGGGCGAAAAGAGGGCCGACGGCGGATTCCAGCCGGTCAGTCCTGCGCCCCCGTCGAACGTCCGTTGCTTCCACGCGTCCGGACAGAACATGTCCAGCATCTCATAGGACAGCGACCAGATCAGGGCGTAGCCGCGCGCCTTGGCTGCTCGTGCGAAATCGCGGTGCCAGGCGAGCGCTGACGCATTCATCGTTCGCGCCGGGTCGAGCAGCCCGTCGGCGCCGAGCGCGAAATAATGGCTCATCCCGACATAGTGATTGATGGAGCCCCGGAATCCGAGCCGCTCGATCGTCTCCACCACCCGCTCGGGCGGCAGGTTGTACATGTCGTCATATGCCGACGCGATGCGCAGCCCGTGCTCCGGAACGACGGCATCCTTGATGGAAAGGACGCTGTTCGCGCCATCGCACTTGATATCGCTGATGGTGACGGCCGCCGCCGCCGGTGATTGCCGAATCTCCTGCAACCCCGGTACATAGTCGGGCGGGACGATGCTGATGAACATTCGGTCGATGTCGCGCGGATCGACTCGGTCTGCTTCATTGGGCAGCAAAAAGCCGCCATCCAACGCATCGAAATCGAGAGTCACGACCGCGTCTTCATTTGTCCCTTGCGCGTAGTTCCAAAGCCGCACGTACCAGCTTCGAGCGTTCCCGCTCGCGTCGCGCCCTTCGATCGTCAACGTCGGCCCGTTCACTTGGTCGAGCGGCATGCAACCCGTCGATTGCCAGCGGAACGAGAGCACGCTCTGCGAATAGTCGCGCGCCGCTTCGCGGGCATGCGCAGGATGCGCGTGCACGTCTTCGCTTTCGAATATCAGCCCGACCAGATCGCCCTTGCGCAGGAACTCCGCTTCGATGTTCAGCCCATGGCCGTCACTCGTGGTGACCACGCTCGCGATCGTCCCGCGCGGGAAATCTACCGTCCATTGCAGAGGGTCGAAGCGTTTGACGAACGTCGTGACGACCGGCGCATCGGCCGACGTGAACCAGTGATTCACTTGCTGTCCTTCCGAAGCGCCGAGCGGACTGCATGCGCGATCTGCCGCGACGATTGCCTCAGGACCTGCGGCTCGCCTTGCGCCGGCGTCACGACCGAAATCGCAACGCGCACGTCGCGGGCGCGTCCGCCGGGCGCCTCGATGCGTCCGCCGTTGGACGGAATGAACAGTTCCGGCCCGTTCTCGCCCACGACATAGGCCCTGCCGCCGCTTACTGGTCCGCCGGTTGCGCGTCCCGGCGAGCCGAGCAATTCGCCGATGAGGCTGCCAAGCCCGTTGAGAAGTCCGCCGCCGAGACTTCCTCCGTCCGACGGCCGGAAAAGCGCTCTGAGCGACGCCTGCGCGATATCAGCCATCGCGGCGAGTGCCACTTTCTTGAGATCGTCGAATCCGACTTTCCCGCTCGTGATCGCGCGGGCCAGGGCCGTGTCGATCAGGCGTCCCGCGCGCCCTGCACCGCTGACGAGCGGCCCCTCGAGTTCGCCACGCATCGCCGACACGTCGCGCGCGAAGGCGGCGGTGTCGGCGCGAACGCTGATCGTCATCCGGTCGATCTCTTCGTCCAATTTCAAATCCTCATTCGTCAGGGAATTGCGCGCGAAGCCGGTTCAGCAGCTCGCCATCCACGGGTTCCGGCCCGTCTCCGCTCAGCCCCAGCGCGCACGCCACCTCGGCCGGTGTCGAATTCCAGAATTCTTGCGGCCGCCAGCCGAGCAGCGCCGAGACGATACCGGCAAGCTCCGCTGCCCGATTGCCGAAATTCATCGGCCCTGGAGTATCTGCCCGAGCAGGATTCGAAGGGTCGGGCTGATCCCAGCCAGCCCCGTCTCGACAATCGCCTCGCCGATGCGATTGCGCGTGATCGCCGGCGGACGTCCCGCCGACAGATGATCGAACAACGCCGCGATTTCCTGCAGACCGAGCTTCCCCTCGCTGGCCCGCTCCACGAGCTCGAACAGCGATCCGAGCTCCTGCTCGGCCGACACCAGCGCCGAAAAGCTTGGCCGAAGGACCAGAGTCTCGCCGCCGACGGTCAGGCTCGCCTCACCCCGGTATGGATTGGCCGAACTCAAAGCGCGACCACCTCGCCCGAGCTTTCGAGCGCCAGCGTGTAATTGCGCTCACCGTTGAAATCGCCGGCATATTCGAGCCGGGTGACCAGGAACTGGCCCTGCATCCGCTCGCCGCTTTCGAAGCTCAGCTCATAATCCTGGAGCGCGCCCGAAAGTGCTGTCCCGCGCACCTGGGCTTCCGCTGCGCTTCCTGTGAAGATTCCGCTTGCCGCGACCGACACCGACCGCACGCCGGCACCCGAAAGCAGTTCGCGCCAACCGCCGCTGCCCTTGTTCGTGATCGCAACCGCATCGCCATTGATCGACAATTGCGTCGTCTTCAGGCCCGCCACCGTCACGAAGGTCTGAGGATCCGCGCCGTCGCCGATCTTTAGCAGGAATGCGCTGCCGCGTTCCGCCGCCATACTCTTCTCCTTTTGTTGTTTCTTCAGGCGGCCAGCAGCCGCGCCCGGAAATCCACCGCCGTCGCCCAGGGCCCCGCGACATCGCGGATCGTCCGGCGGCGGATCAGATGCAGGCTCACGAGCTGCCAGTTTCCCGCCACGCCGACGTCGAGGACTGCTTCCTCGACAGTATCGGCAAGTCCCTGCAGCCGCGCCGGCTGGTCGTCCCAGACCGTGATCGCAACCATTACTTCGCGCCCCGTGCCGCTCTTGTGGCTCCAGTCGCTCTCGAGCGACGCATCGATCGCCGCGTATGGAAACGCCGCGCGCGCGGGCGGTCCATCGAATACGCCGGTCAAATCGCCAATTCCGGCGAGGCTCGTCGCAAGCGCAGCCTGCAGCACTCCGCCCGCGCTCATGCCCCGCTCCTGCCGGTAAAACGCAGCAGCGGATCGCCCAGCCATTGCCGCACGAGAGCTCTGCCGCGGCAGGTCACGGAGTCCGTTGCGATTTGCGCGGCGAACCCGCGCGCTTGCATGCTCGATGCAATCTCCTCGAGCCGGCGACGCTGCGCCGCGCGAGCGAGCGTGTCCGCTCGTGCCAAAAGCGCTTCCATCATGAGCGCATCTCCTCGCACCTGAGCACGAGGCGATCCGGCAGTCGCGGATCGTCCAGCATTTGCCGGATCATCAGGGTGCGGCTGCCCCAGCGGATACGCTGGTCGATCGCGATTCCGCCGCGCCGCCGCATCGTCACGCGCAGCCTCGGCATCGAGCTCAAGGCCATGCCTTCGCTTTCTGCGCCGACGCCCTCGAGCTCGACCGACGCGCGGCAGCTCGCGACTGTTTCCCACCCCGCCTCCTGCAGTCCAGTCGGCGTGCGCGTCGTCACGGGTCGTTCGATGGCGATCCGCTCGCGAAGCGTTCCTGCGAATTCCATCACAGCCGCCCGGTTGGATTGGATGGGGCGGCCCATCAGGAAACCCTCATCCGGCGGTACGGTCGCCACAGCGCCGTCACTGCCGCGGGCATTTCCGTGTCGCTGTCGCGTGCGCCAAAGAGATGCGCCACGAGGCGAAGGACGCCTTGGCGGACCGGCTCCGGCACGGAATTCTCCGACGCCGCCATCCCGGCGCTTCCTGCTATTTCAACGACGTCGGCGACCGACCTATCGATGAGTCGAATCCACCCGCAGCCATTTGCATCGATATCGGTCGAATAGCTTGCCGGTCCGAGAGTGACTCCGCGCACCGCCACATTATCGATCGACCGGACGGGCGCGACCGAAAGCCGCTGCCACTCGGCCGAGGCTGGAAGCTGCTCAATAAATGCCCGCTCGATGACTATCTGCCCCAGGAACGCCTCGCACAGCGCGCTCGCCGATCGGATGAGGCCGGCGAGAATCGCCTCTTCATCGCCGGTTTCGATTCTCGCGAACGCCTGCGCCTCGGCCAGCGTGACTATCGGCTCCGACAGACCGTCCGGCATCACCTGTTCTCCACTCTAAGGACGATCGAACGGCTGTCGGTAAGCCCCGACGCCAGAACGACGTGATTGGTAAGCTGGTACAGATGTCCCGAAACACCGCCGGCGGCGGTGACGGTCGCGATCTTCCCATCAGATGCGCTGGCAACGACGGACAGGCCTTCGTCTTCTTCGGGACTCACCTGCCATTCGCTTTGGACCAGCGTGTCGCCGGCCAAATATTCCGCTCCCCAGTCGACGGCATAATCGAGCGCCGCCTCCGGGTCCTTGAGTAACAATGTCATCGATTTCCTCTCTGTTGAGAGCCGTCAACGGGGTTCCGCAGTGAGCTTCACATCGGGCTTCGCGATGAGAATTCGCGGTATTGGTCTCCTGTTTGGAACGATCGCGCGCTTCTGGTCGCCGATGGGCCGGCCAGTTAGTGACGCCACAGCAATGCTCATTTTGCCTCACCTCGATTTGGATGAACGTTGAGGGACTTGGTCCGGCAACGCCGCCGCAGGATTGAAGCTCAGTTCAACGGACTCACGTACGTCGCCCGGATGGTTCCCGGCAGAAGGTTCACGGCGCTGCTGCCCGGGTTGCTGAACCGGTAGGAGATCGTATCGGCAGCCGGAATCCAGGCTTCCAATCGAAGTCCTTGGAGCGCCTGCGAAAAGACGACGCGCACGTCATCGCCGACGCGAGCGCCAGGAGCGGTCATCGTCTGCGTCGCGTCGACCACGCCAGGATTGAGTGTCGGCGGATCGTAGCTCGAGGAATACCATCTTCCGCCGGTGTAATCCGTAATGGAGCCGGTTCCTGCCTCATATCGTCCGGACCCCCAGATGCTGGAGCTCGTAAGATTGCGAACGTGGACGACGGGATTTCCTGTTCCAGTCGTATAGATTGCTGATCGGATTCCGAACGGTGCCGTCGTCGACGAATCGATCGTGCAACGGTCGAAGTACGCAATCTGAGCTTTCCCCGAATTCGCGTTTAACGTGACGACGCGATCGGTGGATGCTGCCGAGCCCAGGTAGGTGTCGCCAATGCTTCGCCAGGTGAACTCCGCGTTGCCGCTGTCGGCCGTGAAGGTGCTGTAGATATTCCCCTGAGAATAAATGACGCCGTTGTGTTCACCGAGCTTCATCGGCGCTCCGATTGCGAACGTGTTCCCAAGCATCTTTGCACCGCTGGCCAGATGACGCAGCACCGTGCTGCCGCCGAACATGCTGTTGTTCCTGTGACTGAAGTTGGTGATCTGCCCCTGGGTGGCAGCGGTGACGGGATTGGTTGTGATGTAGAAGCCGCTGTGCAGGACGTTGTCGTGAACGAGGATCGTGTCGCTGACGCTGTCGAAGCCTCCTAGCGCCGCGCAGCCATTGCCGATCCTCAAGTAGATATCGGCGGTACACGTAGGGCTGGCCGTGATTTCGATCCGGTTCCGCGCGATGGTCAGGTTTCTGATATTCACGTTGACATCGTTGGAATTCGTCGTGTCGATCCCGACGACGATGCCGACGCTCGTATAGTTGTCGGCGGTGATCACGTTGTCGGTGACCTTCACATTGTCCAACGTGCATGGCGTGCCGATCATGCCGCTCGACAGAAGCGAAATCGCGTTCGCGCGGGCATTATGGATGCGGTTGAAGGAGATCTCGCTGTCTCGGAACGTACCGGTCGATACGGGCGTCGCGAGCAGCTGCATCGGCCCGTTGACGCGGTTGCCATTGATGCGAACGTTCTGCCGCGTGCCGCTGCCGGTACCGGCCACGACCCACCTGTCGCCGCTTCCGACGTTGGGCGGAGAATAGGTGATGCGGTTGTTGACGAAGTCCAAACCGTCGAGGGTCGTTCCCGTGTCCTGAACCATCCTCACGATGTGGGCGAACGACACGTCGGACGAGCAGATGAAGTTGATGCCTTCGATGCGGATGTTCGAGATGTTGTCGCGCAGCGTGAACAGGTTCGCGTAATTCGTCGCGTCGAAGTCGATCGTGCCGCCACCCTCGATGAAAGCATGGTCCGGCAGGATGATCTCGCCGGTGGTGCGCATCGTATGCCCCCTGGGGATGCGAACGTGTCTCGCGACCAAAACGGCTGCCGAAAAAGCAAGATTGTCGTCGGTGACTCCGTCCAGCGCGGCTCCGAACCACCTCGGATCGGCGGCGCCGCTGTATTTGCGAACCCACGCGCCCGTCGCGCCGGTGACATCCGTATCCGGGGCAACAAACCTTCCCTGCGCCTGGTCGGCAGCGACTTCGATCCCACGGTCGGACGGATCAAAGGCAAAGATGCCTTCGCGTCCATCCTCGATCAGCAACGCGGGCTTGGACCGATCGGTCAGCGCTGCCAGCGCAGTGCGTGATTGCACGAACCGAACCGTGGCCGCTGAAGCGGCATCCATCGCGCCATACCACTCTGCGGCGGCAACAAGAGCGAGAGTCTTGCTGCCGTTGCTGAAATCAGTGAACGTGCCGCCGATCGGCTCGCGGCTGATCGTGCCGTCCGCCTGCATCGTCCCGCGGCCGACCTCGAATTCTGCCGGCTTGTCGATTCCTATCGCCGAATAATAGAAGCTCTCACCCGGCTGGATTTCGTCTGCGAAGCTTCGATAACCGCTCACCGCCGCGCCGAGCACGAAATTGCCCGTGCCGATCGTCGATGTGTAACTGCGCACGAGGTCGACGAACCTCGGCTGGAATGAATCCGCCATTCCGGCTCCTTGAATTCGATACTGGAAGAGAAAGGGGCCGCGCCTGACCCGCCATTCGGCGCGGCCCCGCGAGCGGCCTTATGCGAACTGAAGCAGCTTGATGGCTTCCGAGTTCACGACCTGCCCGCCTACGCGCTTGGTCGCGTAGAAGTGGACGTAGGGCTTGTGCGTGTAGGGATCGCGAAGGATCGTCGTCGCGTTGCGCTCGGCGATCACATAGCCGGCCTTGAAGTTGCCGAACGCGATCGACAGGCTTCCGGCCGCGATGTCCGGCATGTCTTCCGCCTCGATCAGCGGATAGCCGAGCAATGTTGCGGGCTGCCCCGCCGCCAGGCTCGGCTGGAACATGAAGGCGCCGTCCGCCGTCCTGAACTTGCGGATCTGCGCCGCCGTCGCCGAGTTCATCACGAACACCGCGCCCTGCCGGTACGGGGACCGCAGCGACTGCACGAGGTCGATCAGAACGTCTTCCGGGTCGCTGGCCGCGAACCCGCCGGCAACGCCGGTCCCGATCGTCTGGAGTGTCCCCATCGGCCGGACGCCGTCGAGCGCGGCCGAGGTCGGCGAGCTCAGGAAACCGAGCGGCTGGGTGACGCCGCTTCCGCCGACGAACGCCGCGCCCTCGGCCCGCGCGAACTCCGTCGCGATCTCCTGCGCAAGCCACGCCTCGACGTCGAACATCGCATCGTCGAGCATCTGCTGGCTCGCCGCCGGATTGGCGTAGAGCTCGCCCGATGCCGGCACGATCTCGGTGAAGCTCGGGGTCGCCGTTTCCGGCCGGTCCGTCTCATAGGCGACCCACCCGGACGGAGTCCCGCCGCTCGCGATCAGCTTGCGATATCCGGCGCTCCCGACCTTGACGACATTGGCAATCGCCCGGATCGGGGAGATCGCTTTCAGAGTGCTATCGATCTGCTCGTCGATCTCCTGCGGCACCGCGTAACCGCCGATGGAATCGGAAGAATTCCCGATCGCCTTCGTCTCCAGGCCCACCTCAATTCCTCGGCGCAAATATTGCTCGGTGAACATATTTGCGTCCTGCGATTTGACACCGTCGAGCGCCGGCCGCTGCGGCGCGATCGCCCCGTTAGCGATCTTCGACTTCAGCACCTCCAGCTCCGCCTTCAGCGCCGCGACCCCGTCATCCTCGAATTGCTCGAAGCTCTCCTCGAGCGTCTCCGCCTTCAGTTCTACCATTCCGCTTTTCTCCTTTTGAATTCGCGCAAAAAAAGGGCCGCGGAGCGAGCGCAGCCGCCAGTCCGGGGGACTGGTCGACCGCTCGCTGCGACCCTCGTCACTTTCTCTTCATTGTCCCAGGTTCGGGGCTCAAAACCTGTTCGTGTATTTCTCCCCCGGAATTTTCTGGATTGAGATCACGTGATCAACGACCATGAGATGCTCATATTCTCCCTGATGCCCGAAGTAGCCGGGCACCTTGGTGCGCCGTCCGACAAAATCGATCCGATATGTGCCGTCGGGCAGCACCGGGTCGTGATATGCATCCTTGGCAAAGGTCAGCCAGGTGCCGTGTCCTGACATCCAATCGCATTTTGTCGTCGGGTCAGGGCAGAAATTCGTCCATTCCCAGCCGATCTCCCAAAGCCCCGTCCACCTCTGAGCCGGCTGCATCTCGAAGCAGTCGCTGTCGTCGACCACGTCGCCCCAGCTGCGCCGGCCCCATCGAACGTCGTCCAGACACGTTTGAGTTATTCCCGGATGACTCGCCGCGAATTCCTGAATGTCGGCGCTCGACATCCCCGGCTGGCGATAGTCGCAGCCCGCCAGCAGCAGCGCGATTACAATTGTGAACACACCCCTCACGAAGCGAGCATCGCTTACTCAAACAGCAGTTTCAACCGCATGCACCCGAGCCAGCTTCTGCATCGGCCGCGCAACCAGGCTGACCTCGACCAGGTCGAGCGCGCGCAACTCCCGCAGCCCCGCATCCGACCTCGCCTCCCGCACCCGATAGCCGAAGCTCAACCCCCGCATCCCGCGCCGAAGCAACTCCCGCGCGCGCCTATCCTCCACTCGAGCAATCACCCGCAGGCCGCGCTTATCCTCGCTCAGATGCTCGATCCGGCCGACCGGGTGCCCCTTGTGCTGCAGGAGCAGCGGCACGTCGCTGACCGCCCCCAACCCCGCGAACGCGCCTTTCCTCACGACGTCGCCGCCGCTGTCCGGCCGGTCGAAGATGGCGGCGTACCCCGCAAACCTCACGCGCTCACCAGCCCCGTCAGCCGCAGCCGCACGGCGATCCCGATCAGCAGCGCCGCGAGCGCGATCCGCACGGCCCAGCTCACCACCGCCCGCCACGCCGTACGTTTCGCGTCGCGCCACGCACTCAAAAGCTCGCGCAGCTCATCCATGTCACGCCGCGCTTTCTCGTCATCGAGGCCCAGCGCGCCCAGCGCCCTCCTCGCCCCCGCTTGGCTCGATTCCTCGACCAAAGCCCGCAGGGTCACCACGTCCATGCACCGGCCCTCCGCCTGCGCGACCAAGGTCGCCAGCAGCGCATCGTTCGTCATTCTTTCATCGTCCCAAACCCGAGCATCGCCCTCTTCTCCGAATCGTTGAGGAAGCTCGCCGCCCCGACCTGCTCCCACAATTTCGCCCGGTCCTCGGCGAGCTCGCTGATCTGGTCGGTATCGACCGCCAGAGTCACCTTCCCCATCCAGT